CAATGAGTCAAGATACTGGCGAAGAGTTGAACGGTAGGTTTACAGCATTGCAGATTGCAGGAGAAGAAATAAAAAATGCCATGCTGAATACGCTGGCGGTGGCACAAGCCATATCCTCATTTGCCAAAGACAACAATACAATGTTGACTGAGATAAGAAATCTGATGATTTCATCCAACGGTCACCTTGAAAGTATTAACAAATACACCAAACTAATTTATAAGTTTGGAAACAAGCTTGACGAAATAGCGAAAAATACAAAAAGTATATAAATATGCCACAAGAAGAACTGTTTATTAATGGAAAGGACGCTTATACCACATGGGGAATAAGCATGGATGACACTGCACTGTCCGCCCTCATGACCCCAGCACCCAATAAGGAGTTCATTGAGAACAAGAGCCGAATGGAGCATGGAAAGCGTGTGATAACAGCTGATCCCAAAAAGGACGAGCGCGATCTTACATTACAGATAAACCTGACAGCCCCTGATAAAGATACATTCTTTGCAAGGTATGACAGCTTTTGTAATGAGTTGGATAAAGGAATACTTGAAATAAAGACAAAGTATCAGCCCAATATAGTTTACAGGACTATTTATATTTCCTGTAACCAGTTCAGCCAATTCATGCAAGGCATAGGAAAATTCGTGCTGAAGCTGAATGAGCCTAATCCCAATAACAGAAATTCCCCTTGATATTATATTTGATTTTCAAATAAAATATATACTTTTGTTCAGCATTGTGTAAAGGCACACAAAACTTAATTATGGAACAAATCGACATCAAAGACATATCCGGTGCTATCCTGCTTACAACTTTGATCAATGAAGGCTGCAAGCGTAAGTTCACTCTGATGAAGGAGGACTACATCATGTTAAAGTTCTCCTTAGAGAATCCCATATATTTCAAACTTGGCTCATACGTGGAATGTAACTTCGGATTGTTCGAGGTGTGCGACTTGCAGAAGCCCGCATTCAACACCAATACCGCCGGCTACGATTACGAATTAAGACTTGACGCCTACTACTGGAAATGGAAAAACAAAATCTTCAAATATACCCCGGAGACGGCCGGACAGGAAGCGTCCTGGAACCTGACCGCCCCGCTTGACGTACAAGCCGGTATAGTCCTTAGAAATTTGAAAGCTCTTGGTTACACATACAAAGGACAGGATTTTGTTTTCTCCATTGATTCCACAGTCGAAAACAAGTCCCAGTTGATGAGTTACGATAACATCAACATCCTTGACGCTTGTTTTGAGATGGCGAAGAAATGGGATTGCGAATGTTGGGTGACTGAAAACATCATCCATTTCGGGCGTTGTGAGTCCGGCGATGCGGTGATTTTCGAGATCGGGAAAAACGTGCAGGAAATGTCACAGTCAGAATCCCAGTCCACCTATGCCACCCGTATCTACGCTTTCGGCTCAACAAAGAATATCCCATCTGACTACCGTCCGGTTGATGAGACCGTGGTTGTGAACGGCGTGGTGCAGCGCAGGCTGATGCTTCCCGAAGGCACTCCTTACATTGACGCTTATCCTGATATGACTACCGAGGAAGCCGTCGAGCAGGTGGTTATCTTCGATGAAGTCTATCCCCGAAGAACGGGCATCATGTCGGATGTCACCACTATCGAAGTGACGGACAAGGTGGAGAATGAGGACGGCACAACCACCGAGGAAAAATGGAATGCCTACCGCTTTAGGGACACGGGTGTTAACTTTTCCGAGAAATATATCCTCCCCGGTCAGGAGCTGAGGATACGTTTCGCGTCCGGACTTCTCAACGGTTTGGAGTTTGCCGTGAAGTTCAATCCTGAGGGAAAGCCGGAGATATTGGAGGATGGCGGATGGAACCCTGAGGCACAGCTTTGGGAGATAGTCAGGAATGAGGACTATGGCAGACCGCTTCCTGGTGATGTGCTCTTTCCCCAGGATGGAGATGAATATGTGCTTTCCGGCTGGGACAGCACGAAAATAACCGAACTTGGGCTTGTGGGTGCCGCCGAGCAGGAGCTGAAGGAAAAGACTGAAAAGTACGCTGCCAAATCCAAGATAGACCCGAGTACCTATGGCTGCACGATGATGTCAAATGACGCATACCGTGAGGATGGCATTCACAACCTCTACAGCATCGGTCAAAAGGTCAACCTTATCAACAAGGCTTATTTCGAGAACGGAAGGCAGTCAAGGGTTATCGGATTTGAATTCAATCTTGATTTAGCTTATGATTCCCCTATATATACTGTCGGGGAAACCGCCGCCTATTCTCGTATCGGGGAGCTGGAGGAAAAGGTTGAGAGCCTTACCCTAAAGGGACAGACCTATACGGGCGATGGTGGCAGCGGTGTGTATGTGATAAGAAGGAATGACTCTACACCGGCCACGGATAGTAACGTGTATTCCGCATTGCGCTCCTTAGTAATGTTCCTTCGTAAGGATCAAGCGGACGGAACAAATTTCTTATTGAAGTTCGGCAAGTTCATCGACTCCATGATTGCCGGTAAAGGTGCCGGTATCTATCCTGACGGGCGCGGTCAGTTCGAGCGTCTTGAGGTACGCGGCTCCGCAGTGTTCAAGGAAATCATCTATAACCGTCTGAACGCACAGGAAGGCGACACCTCATATTCCGAGAACGGAGTCATTGAGTCCGTGGCTTTAGAGAGCGACGGAACTTATACCCTGAAATTGCGCAAGCGCTGGGAGAATGACTTCACCGCATTCCAGGAGGGTGATATAGTGTACGGGATTGTAAACAACCTCTTTTCAACGGGGGAGTATTACGCCTCGTGGATGCGCGTGCTGTCCAAGAATGTCCCGGCCAACTCCATCTCGGTGTTGTCATACCCGGACAGTGAGGTGCCGGGCGGTAAAAACTATCCTCCCACAGAGTTGACGATCATTACCAGAAGAGGAAACGCCTTCAATGAGGACAGGCAAAGCTACTGGTATTTGTCCGCCACCACGGATAAATGTCTTGTCTGGCTGGAAGGAGTAACGAAGCCTGTCTTGGAACAGAACAACTATTACATGATATTGGGGCGTTTGCCCAATTTGGATTTGTTTGACAATCTCCCCGTCAACTATAAGCACTCGTACATATTCGCCCGTGCCGGCATCTTCGGTGAACTTTACCGTGTGGACTGGCAGGGACTGCCCGTACAGGAACTGGTGGACCGTGGCTTTTGGTCGGCCGAAGTCGCGTCCTCTGACAATCCTTACACCAATACGCAGGAGCGGGCGGACACGGTTTGGCACTACGGCTGCAAATGGAAGTGCCTGATGACGGGAACAGCCGACGAACCGCAATATGCGGCGGCCGGATGGGCGATGCTGGAAGGGAACCCGGAATTTACGATAGAGATCGGCAGCACAAAGGGGTGGTATTTTGATATCGAGACTTTTTCCACAACGCTATATATTACCGGCAAGCTGTACAACCGTGACGTGACAGATCATATATTTGACGCTGATGTGAGCTGGACGCGTGATACCGGGAATGTATCAGAAGATAACGCATGGGCGGTGAAGCGTGCCGGCGCCGGGAAAAATCTTCCTCTGACGATAGATGATCTCGGACCGAATTATACCAACATGCGGGTGTGTACGTTTAAAGCACAGGCGTTATTGCGTGACGGGCAGCAGTTTGAAGTGGCGGAGAATTTTGTAACATTTTAAAATGGTTTTATACAATGGCAACAAAGCAACGAAAAATAGAAATCAACTACCGGCTGTTACAAACCAGTTGTAACATCGAGGTGGTGGGCAGCGTGCCGGACATGCAGGTCTATCAGGCTGACAAAGCTGAATACACTCCGGACTATACGCTGACACCGCTGGTCCTGTTTCCGCGGTGCAACGCCACCGATCCGGAAGCGGTGACTAAAATCGGGGCGGTCAACTCCAGGCTGACCAACATGAAGTGGTACGAGCGCATCGGAACCACACGCACACTTATCACATCGACAAACACAGGCTACAGCATTACGGAGTCCGGTGACAGCAAGGGACAGATCACAATGAAAAAAAATGTCACCGTCCTAAAACCCGTCACGCTGGAGTTTTACGCAGAATATGCCGACACACGTACCGGACAGCTGTTTACTTTTCAGATGAGCCGTCTTGTCCGCGCGGTTGACGGTACGGATGCGATCCCCGTATTGACGATAGACAGCCCGTCCACGCTGGACTGGAACCCGGTGCGTGACATCACCGCACAGACCATCACGGCTAAACTGATGGTAGGCGACACGGACGTGACGGCTACGGGCAAATGCAAGTTCTTCTGGTACCGTCTGTTGTCTACGGGAGCGCTGGAGGCGATAACCACAGGAGCAGGTGACAACGACTGGGAGTTTGTATCACTGAACAAGAATGTATATAAGATTGACCGCAATTATATAGGTGATGACATCACGATTGTCTGCAAGGCCACCTATGCGGCTTCCGGGACTCCGGCATCAACCCCGGGCACATCGGACCCGGCAGTCTCTACGGTGATACGCCGCAGGATTCCGAAGATTGAAGCCGACTGGGAGGGCGTACCTACGGGTGTTCCGGATGGGACTTACGCCATCTTTCCCAGACCCGTCATTCGGGATACCATGGGGGTTATCCCGAATCCATCCGCCATGTTTAACTGTCACTGGTACGTCAAGAAGAGCGGAGATGCCGGATATGCCAAGGTTGCCGACGGATACTCTCCCAGGATACCTTTCAGCAACGGCATGATGTTAAAGCTGGAGGTGGAGGACAGAGGCCCTTACGTGGCGCTGACACAAGGCGGCAAGGTGCTCACACAGGGGGGCAAGGCGGTAGTAGTAAGAAAATTTGGATAACATTAAAAACAATAGAATTATGGCATTTTACATTAAAGTAACGAAGGAGGTTGCCGACCGGTTGCATCTGACCGATATCCGCAACAGGACAGCGGATGGCAATGTATTATTGTGGCAGGCGGACGTGGCACGTTTCCCCGGCGACACGGTATTTGACAGGGCCAAGGAAGCGGGCGGCATCTGCCTGACCCCGCAGGCGGCGAAAGAAGAGATAGACGGTACGGACCATCCCGTCGAAGTATTCACACCTGCCTCTTGGGGGGAGGACAACACCGAAAGCTCCGAAGGCACGGATAGTACGGAAACGACCGGGGAAGGAGGAGCGTCATGAGTTTGGCCAGCGCGACCGGACAGGTCATATTTTCGCAAAAGGGCGGCGTGTACATGCCTGCCATCCAGTGTAACCAGGGAGATCTGTATCAGGAGTATATGGGCGAAGCGTCCGCGCCGACGAACATCGCACCGGATTTCGCTTCGCTCAAGCCCGTCTTGTCCTTCATTCTCACCTCTTCGCGGGTGGCGGAAGGGCTGGTGGTTCCTTCCTCCATGAAATGGTATTTCAATGATGTCGAGATCAAGTTCTCGGGCAATGTCTCCACCAACACGTTTGGCGGTGAGACGGGACATTTCAAGTTTATCCCTTACCAGCCCGGTACGACGGATTACTACGGATTGCAGATCGTCAAGAATCTGGTCAAGGCGAGCGGAGCGGCCTCTTGTACCATCAAGGGTGAAGCTACCGTGACGATAGGGAATACCAGCGACACCGTCCAGTTCGTCTATAGCATCCCCATCACCAAGGGGGTCGGAAACCAAAAGCATGTGACGATCATTGCCGGTGACAACAAGTATTTTACCCTTTGGGACAAAGGGCAGAGCTGCATTCTGAAAGCCGTAGCGCGCATGGGCAGTGACGAGATCACTACCGGACTGGCGTACAAGTGGTACAACCAGGTCAACGGTGCGTGGAGCGTGCTGAGCGGAAAGACCACACAGACATTGACCGTCACCAACGATATGGTTGACACGACAGGTGTGTTCAGAGTGGAGGTGTACCAGGGCGGCAAGCTCATCGGTCAGGACACGCAGTCCGTAATGGATGCGTCCGATCCGTTTGATTTGATCCTGAATCCCACGCCCGAGGACGAGACCATCCGGGAAAGTGGTGACACGGTGGTCTATAAGCCCATTCTGGTCAAGCGTGGAAGTACCACCAAGTACAAGGACATGACTTTCTATTTCGTGTTCATGGACAGTGCAGGAGTAGTCCTTAACCCGTCTACTTCCGGTACAGCAGCCACTTCCGGCACGTGTACTTGGGACATGTGCCAGCAGGCAGGAGGCAACGTGGCATGGACCATCACAACCAAGGAATAAGGAGGTGATATGCCGTTGGTGACTAGAACCGGACAGGTCAGTTTTGCTCCAAAAGGTGACAAGGGAGATAAGGGAGCGCGCATGCGTATGCGTGTATGGGGGGCGTCTGTGTCTTACCTGGAGGGCAAGCAAGGGCAGCAGTTTTACGACATTGTACTTTATGACAACCTGCTGTACCTGTGCATCCGTTCGCATACGTCGGTTTCGACGGAAACCCCCAAACAGAATGTGGCTTCGGGGAAAATAAAATACTGGGAAGTAGCACAGAGCTGGACTTTTATCGCCACCAAGCTGTTGCTGACCGAGAAGATCAAGGCGTCCATGATTGATGCGGACGGTATCAGAGCGGTCAATGTGGACATCAGCGGAAAAATCACGGCGGATAGCGGACGTATCGGTCCGTTTTCCATAGATTCCGGCATGTTGTCCTCAAAAACTCTTTATAAGGATACAACAGATACTTATGTTGGTTTCAATCTGTCTGCCGGACAAATTGAGTTTTATAACGAAAGGACATTTGCACGTGTGAAAATCGGGGGAAACACGCAGTTTGTCACCATTGAAGGAATTGCGTATGATGCCGGAATTGACATACAGAGTCCGAATCCCATGATCGGAATGCACATCAAGACTCCGAGCATTCCTCTGTTCGTGGAGGGGGGTAACATTTTCCTTCATCCGAACAATGACAGTTATGTGTCTCTTCATGGCATAGTGGGGAACTGGAGGAACATATCCGACAGCACTTCCCTGAATAACAATGATGACAATGTGATGTTTATTAATACGGGTAATATAGAAGTGACACTTCCTCCGGATGTTCCGGGACATACCATATACTTCAAACGTATGAACGGCGGGGTACGACTTAAGGGAGGACGCATCCTGCCTGCCCCCGGAGGAAAAGAGATGTCCTCCATTGATCTGGATTATGCGTCCGGATTCGTTAAATGTATGGGCAATTATTGGGTTATGTTTTATTGCGGATAACAGTATTTAATTAAAAATATTATGAAAGTTGATTTTACAAAATTTCCCCTGTTCACGGGGATAGACAGACAGGATATGGTGATAGCGGATATCCGTAAGGATATTGCTGACGGCATTTACAGGAACGTGCCCGGTCTTCCGGCGCACGTGCTTGCGGAGAAGATCTATCGGAACGAGCTTGTGGAGCTTGCCGATGACGAGATTCATATACTTGACCTCTACACTTCCGCTTCGGTGGGGCAGCTCGCTGACTCATGGCAGGATTATAAGAAAAACAATTTGGAAACTGAAACTGGTAAATAAAAAATATTATGGAAAAGATGGAATTAAGTGAGGCGTTGAAAGCCAATGCCTCAGTACTGGAAGAACTAATGCCGATTGCCAATTTAGGAAGTAAAGGGCTCTTGAGAAAAGGCGTTCTTTCTCCTATATTGGTTTGCAATAAAGACTCCGTTCAAGAAGTATGTGTTGTTCGCCTAACGGGTTCATCTAACGCCTATATCGGTATGATATTGTATGTATATTGGGGTGGTTCTACAGGTCTGTTCTTTATTAATAGTAAGACTGGTAACTCCTATATCATAAGGAAAGTCAACGGTAGTATGATTTCTGAAATAGAGTTCAAACGAAAAAATGATCATCTCTTCGTTCGGAGTAAGACAAACACAGCTTCATTTCGTGTAAGTGCTTTGTTTTTGGATACTACTGGGGTTGACCTGTCTTTATCCATGAATATAGTTGATGAGAATCTGGATGATGCTGAAGATATAGAAATACTATAATTCTTTGGTAACATGAGGAGCGGACGGGTGTGGACCGGCACCCATCCGTTTTATCTCATTAAAATATGACTTATTTTTAATACTATGTTGTTTGTATTTGTTTCCAATCAGTCCAAGTTCCATTATTACATATTCGAATAAAAAATCTGCTCTGAAAATCTACAAAAGTTTGCTTGATGGTGACCTCATTAATAGCAATCGTTTCCAAGAATCCATAATTACTTGATGTATTGGGTTTATTATCCAATGATTGGGTTTTATCGACAAACATATATCCAGTATTATTAGCTTCATTAAAATCAGTAATTTCACCAAATCTCCTTTTGTACCATGTATCATTTATCCCTAATAGTCCTTCCAGAACCAACCCCATGTTCTTCTACATAAAATCTATCATGTTTCTTGTGCCTTAGTCGCTTCATCGGGAAGTAACGGAGGCATTATTTCTTTTTCGAAGGGATAGTGATAATATTTTTCCCTCCTTCTATAAATTTAATCATAGGGGAGTTGGAAACAATATTTTTAAATTTTGCAATGTATTCGTCTGTACATTCACCTAACCTTACAACAATCCTATTGCTTTCAGTATCTAAATAGCATCCATACCATTTTAACTTTTCTTTTGTTTCATAGAAGCTCTTGTCGAATAGTTTTTCTTTAATATCAAAAAGAAGTGCATTGAGTTCTGAATATGAATACTCGCATTCTTGAATAGAGAAGTTATTGCTTTTGGTTCTCTTTCTCAACTCGTTTATGATTTCCGTATTATTTAGGCTGGAAACGATTTGAAAGACACAAATCCCGTTGTCGTTTGTAAAACATCCACCGAAATAATCAGGATAATTGTAAACCTTTGTATCACGAGTAACGAATCCTTCTAGAGATTTTAAGAAGTTATTATAGGTATCCTCAGATAAAATGTTTGTTTCAAGAAGGCCTTCAGCTGGCAATTCCATTTCATCAGAACGTGATGTAATAATAGTAGAACAGGAGATCATAAATAACATAACACATAATGATGTGCTGCCTAATATTTTTTTCATAAGCACTCATTTTGAAATTTATAGCCCTAAATTTAGAAAATAATCTGTTACGTTGTTTTTAGTAATAAGACTTTAATTATTTTTTTAGTTTTCTTCTTGATAGCCCCAATAACATATCCCTTGGGGGTTTCTGCCAGTCGTACGCCTTTCTTTTGTTTTCTCAGAATACCATTGTATCAATGGCCCTATATTACAAATATGTTGTATGTTGGTCTATATATAGTTTATTCTGTGCATTTTTTATGCATAAGATTTTTCTTTAAAATATTTGTTATAGCTTTGCTATCACAAATAACTGAATGTGTTTTTATTTTTTGATTCATTAAGCTTGGATGTTGTAAGGCATCTTGCTAGCAAAGCAGTTTGTATTGAAAAAGGCAGGATTGGTGATTCCCGCCTTTTTTAAATAGTTTTGATAAAATAAAATTTATATATAACTTTATAGCATCTATATTGAATTAAACTTAATTCTAAATCAGTAAAGGCGTTTACTGACAAAAATAGTCTAAATGCTATCGTTCGTGATGAATAATGGCATCTTTTTAGTTAATAATTTTTTTCACATACCATTTTAAATGAGTAATTATATACACCTTTGCTTGGGAAAGTGAGGGTGTATTTTTTATTGGTTAAAACGAACGATAAGTGCAAAAATATTTCTTTATAAAACTGAATCTTGTTCTGTAATAATAGAAAATAAGTAGATTCCATAAGTTCTATTTGTTTTCTATTAATGCTCTATGGCTTCTTGCATTCTCCGAATAATCGGAATATTGCTCCTGATTATTTTTTTCAATATGAATTGAATATGGAATAGTTTTCATTACTCTTTGTTGGGTAACTAGAAGCTTGATAACAATATTTATTACCATCAAGCTTCTTCCATTGTCACGATATGACAATGGATTTTGGTGTTTTGGCAGCGATGGTGCAAATGGATAAGAATATCTTGATTTTCTTGTTAAATAATAAAAGAATATCATTTATTGTTTTCAATATTTGCTCTGATTTGTTTCAAAATCAGAAACGGTCCTCCCATCTTATAGTTCCCTAAGTTTTGTTTAGCTTGCATGATACAGCTTTCAATAGTAAGTTTCAAATTCGGAGTGAAAGCTGCTTTGTTAATCTGCATTTCTTTTGGAAGTTTATTGGCATGGTTATTGAACCATGCGATCATTTCATTCAATTCCTCTTCGGAATAAGATTTTTTTTCAGCCATGATACATAAGTTGATGTTAATAGTGTGCAAAGATAAAGGAACATATAATTCATGGGTTATCTTTTAACAGAAATATTATCAAAATAAAAACCGTCCCTACTTATCACAAGCCGGAACGGTTCAGATTAGTTACGTTTTGACAATCTACTTCACATTTTATTGAACAAGATACCAATGGATTTGTTCAAAAGGATTTGCCTATTTCTAAAAATATTTGTTGTCACATTATTACGTATTACAAAAAAGGAGGGCATCGTGCATTACGAGCCCCCTCTCAAACTTTTATTATGAGATTGGCTTCTACTCCAAAATCACAGGGCAAAGATACGCAAAATTCTATTCTTTTCAGTTGATTGTGTAATCCAATTGGGAAATTGTATTTAAACAAATACCCCGACTCATCACGAGCCGGGGCAGTCCAATTTATAAATTTAAAGTCTTATGATGAAGATTGTCTGTTGCACCAATGCTTTACTATCAGCATAACGACAATCAAAACGGTTACATAAACACAGGCAAAACCAATTTGTTTAAGCAGCGTGGATTCTTTTTTCTCTTTTATGGTTTCTGATCGCTTTTTTTCATAAATATCAGAAGTAATATCCTTATCGGCTTTCACCTCCGTACTGTCTTTGGTTGCAGTTTCCTTCTTTCTATTTTTGCTGAAATCACCTTCTATATGCCCATCTGCCAGTAACGGAGGTTTATCGGTCAGACTGTCGGGCGGCTTTCGGGTATCATAGATACGAAAATCAATCACATAGTTACTATTAGTGGTAATAAGTTCGCTCAAAGAGGTACTTGATCCGTGTACGATGTTGACAGATTCACTGGCGCTATCTTTGCTGATTACTTCTACATCGGACTTGACAGCCTTATGCGAGCTGCCACATGATCCGAACAGCAGGAACAGACACATGAAGGGAGCCAGTAATATATGCCGGCTTACCCAGTTCATAACTCTAACCAACATAAGAGATATCATTTATGCGGTTCATCCACCCTCTCTTAAATTTATTATTGGTCGGACGCTTGCGGCATATATCCTCAATAAAGTCGAACCGGGCAATCTTAATCATGTCGAACAACTCACGCGGGTTCTTGGCATTTACAGCGGCAATGGTCTTGGGACCTACAATGCCATCCACCGTAACACCAAGCAAGCGTTGAGGAATCTTAATTCCGTGCGCACCGGATGCCCACACCCAATCAACCAATATATTAGCAACTGATTGCGATTTAATCTCGTCAGCTTTCCATCTGTCCCAATAATGCGGCTTGAGTACACGATTAACAACATCTTCACGGGTAAGTAGATGTAAATCATCCACATCTATATCACCGTCACCATCCTTGTCATAGCCGCACGATTTCCATGTGCCGATAGTCACGCCCATATTGGTAGCTCCTCCCAAATCGTCAGGGTCATTTACAAAACCGCCTTCCCACTTTAGGATAAACGGTGCAAGTTTTCTTACGTCAGCCATACTACTCATTAATTATAATTATTCGATTTTATTTTCTTTGAATTCCGGCAGGATATATTGTATGTTAACCGCTGCTTCATGCAAGACCTTATGAAGTTCATCTTCATTCAAATCCGTTTCATCTGTAAACTCACAAAAGATATTTCCAACCCAATCTTGAGATGAATTAAGCCGTTTAATAGCCACGCTGTTGCATCCATTTGTTGATAATAGAGATTTGGCAACCTTATCCTTAACCTGGTTATCAATATCTGAGTAGAACATGAAAAGATTCTTTGCGAGATTTTCTGCAAAAACGGCCACTTCACTCATGGGAAGTGATTGGATGTTTTCACGCATTCCGGCTATACCTTTTCGTTTTACCTCGAACTGCACCGAAAGAAAAGCTATATACCCCAAAGGATGGGGTTGTACGATATATACCCTGTCTGCTTTCGTTTCATAAAGTACACGCCACAGCTCACCGAACACCTTGGCGGAGTTCTCACTGCGGTGGTAACTTCTTTTTTCCTCCTCTTTTTTAAAATATTCCACTTTTAAATCAGTCAGTTTGTTTTTAGTATACTGATTATAGGCGAAATAAGCTGCCAGCAATGTTCCGGCAGCACTAATAATGTTTGCAATATCTATTTCCATCACATTCACCGTTTAATTGTTATATGATAAATTATTCATCCTGTTTCTTTATTCTTTAGCTACTATGTTTTTTGAGAAAGCTGGCAGTTTTTCCAAAAAATGTATTGTCAATATGGTTTGTTTTACTATTTTTGTCAATTGTCTTTTAGGACTGTGACGGTTCATCCATGATCCTTCCGCCATATTGAAAGTCCTATAAAGAAAATGTGGATCTATATTTACCAAATTGTTTAATCTTACTGTCCTGTTATCATTAGTCAGTATGATTTGATTATCCCGGTTGTCTGAGAAGATTGCCGGGATTTTTATATATATGCAAAATAAATCCATATCCATATTGCTTACTATTCATATTTCACTATCTTTGTCAAGACTTTGTTAACCTGATTCTTTCAAAACTAGTATTGGACTTAACTTCCCCCCGTCAGACTGTGAAGCCAGACGGGGGATTTCATTACTTTAACAGATAGACAATAAAAAAAGAGCCCGATGACAATATTTATTGCCATCAAGCTCCTAGTTACAACTGCAAAGATAGTGAAAACTATTCATATTCAATCCATATTGAAAAAATAATCAGGAGCAATATTCCGATTATCCGAAGAATTTAAAGAGTCACAATATTAATAGAAAACAAATAGGATTCATGAAATCTACCGATTGTCTATAAAATCAGATGTCCTCAAGCCTTTATCAGGAAACATCTTTACTTTTTTCCTTTTCCTTTGAACATTTTTCAAGTCACGCACAATGGTGCTGGAAAGTACCTCTGAATAAATCTGTGTGGTCTTTACGGAAGTATGTCCGAGCAACTTCTGGACTGTTGTAATCGCAACTCCCTGATGAACCAGCAGGGTGGCACAGGTATGACGGCTCACATGGTAGGTTATCCGCTTTTTGATACCACATAACCCGGCCAGCTTTCGAAGCTGCTTATTCACTTCCGAGTTACAAGGCAAAGCGGCAAAACTTCCGATATCCGGATAACGGTCAAGAATGCCCAATGCCCTGCTTTCAAACAGCGCAGATGTAACGGCAGACGGATTTCCACCCCTGTCTTGACGGATTTGAAGTACAGCCACCGTTTGCCGTTTACTCTAATGAAATTCTCAGGTGTGAGCTGGCAGAAGTCAGAATAGCGCAATCCGGTATAACAGCAGAACAGGAAGGCATCGAGCACATGGCGCATGGACTCCTCTTCCACCTCGACCGTTTCCAGCTTCTTCAGCTCGTCCGGGGTAAGAAACTCATGTCTGCCCTTCTCCTGTTTGATTTTGTACTTTCTGAACGGATAAGCATCTGCGTGCATATATCCCTGGTTGATTGCCTCATTGACCAAGGTACGGAGCTGTCTCATGTGCTTGGCTATCGTATTGACCGCATTGCCCTTTTCTCTCAAGTATTGCTCAAAATCACGAAGGAATGTATAGGTAAGATCCTTGAAGTCCAATCCGGAACGGAAATCATGCAGGACCGCCAGTGTCGAGTGCAGGTTGTCCTTGGTGGACTGCTTCTTGTCCGAATTGTCAATGGCTGATTTGGCGAAAGTGGAGAAGCTGACATTCACGGCACTTTTCTTCTTGACAGCATCCTTCAGTAGTGAGAGTGTGGCAGGTATTCCGCGCTTCCAATACCCCAACTCTATGCCTTGCAGATACAGGATGTATTCATAGAGCATTGCGTTGAGTTCGTTAGATTGGGGGTGGTTTATGACTTGTGCCCCCTCACGGCTCCAGCACTCCGGTTTGAGGTAAACATTGGTCTTCAGGTAGATTTTCCTTTGGTTCA